AAACAGGGAAAACCTCAAGAAAGGTGTGAATGATAACTGGTGGCCCTGTGCATAACCAGTTTGCTAGCTTAATCGAGTTCCTCGATATTGTGGCGGCGTTTGACGACCATCTTGTTGGTAGGAGCGACGAAATTGCGGCGCGGCTTCTGCGCCTTCTTCTGCTGCTTGCGGGGCTGAGGGGGCGGGATGTTCTTCTGCGGGGTATGTCTAGGATTCTTCGGCTTGGAGAGTTTAGACTGCATCGAATCAATCTTGGCCGTGAGGGACTTTACCGTTTGATCGGTGATAGCCCGCGACTCACTGGACTGTTTCTTGCCGAAGAGACTAGTCAGGGTGCTAATAATGGTTGGAGCTGCGGACAAAAGCACCTTGCCAATAGAGCCCCAGAAGTTGGCGGCCGCTGGTAGCGCATCAAGACGGCTGTGGCTGATCATGGAACCTATGCGGAGGGCGGTTTCGTCCACTACCGCACTGTTCTTTACAAAGGGGATGAGCTCGCTGCCGATAAGCGGCTGCAGCTCAACACCTGTGATGCATTTCACAGTGAGGTAAGGCGGGACGACGGACGGACCAGCACCGCTTGGTCCAACAGACAGGCCTTCAAACACCGAGACACCCCAGGTCATATCGAACCAGGCAACGTCCAACAGTTGTGTGCCAGCATTACCAGGTTGCCCAACAACACCAATAGGCTCGAGCGCGAGCAGGAGACCTGTAGAGTCGGTGATCTCGATGTAACACGGGCACGCTTTGATAACAACCGGAGTGGCTATCTCAGGCGAGCTGGCAATATCGAAATCAACGAACTGCGGAAAGGGTTGGGAGAATTTCTGCACCACAAAGCAGCCGTCCTTAGCGACAGCAGACACGGAGTTGGGCGACAGCATGGCGACAGCAGTGCTGGTGTCTGGGATCGTGCCAGGCGCAATTATTAGCGCGACGGTGTTCCAAGAATCCGCTCCAGCACGCTCCAAGTATTCGACGTCAGACTCCTTGGACTGTCTGGTGGGGATATCACCACAACGCTGTCGGATGAAGTTGACCGCGCGCTCGACACCAAATCTTCGAAAGAGGGACATCGTGATGTTTCCAATATCGGTGAGCCTCTTGTTTGGGCGAAACTGCGCAGTGGTGACGACCCCCTGATTAGAGAAGTCGGTGGCGTTGAGTGACACAGTCGTGGACTTGTAGGAAATCCTACCGCTGTTGTTGTGGGCGACCCAGTCGACGGGATTGATGTTGCTATTGATGATGGATTGAATCCCCTCAAATGCGCCAGCAGTACTGACCCTGTAATAGAATACCGGGGCAAGGGCTGAGCTGGTGTAGAGCAATATGATCTTGTTGAAGTACGTCGCAGTCGCGCCGTCCTTGAAAGTGGAGATCTGGCCGATCGTCTTGTACTCGGGATGGACACTGGGCGTGTTGTTGTAATCCGGGATCCCACAGTACTCTGGACTGGTGGAGCAAGGGGGGTGCTGGTACTTTTGCAACCAGGCGGCTCCAGAGGGTGTATCGGCGTGGAGTTGGCTGCCTTTGATAGAGGCGACGGCCGTGGGCGGTAATTTGGCCTCGTTTGGGTTAAGGCTAGCATCATTCATGATTATAAATAATTAATATATACGGGCGATAAGTACTATATATATATGTGAAAAGATATGTTATAAATAGAATGGCTTAGGTAGAAGCGCCATTAAGATTAGCCTCAACAACTGGGGTAAGAGTGGGTCGGAACTCAACGCGAAGCTGTGAGTAATCGAGCAGGTGTGCCCGACGCAAAAAGTCGAACAAGTTGCGGACCTGGGCCACAGAAAGCCGCGCATAATGTTCAGTCGCTGCATACGCGCCCGCATTCAACTGTTCTTCAGTGCGTACCATGGCCACACGCGCTTTGACCGATGCGACAGCCTCATGGAAATGCTGCGCGCTAGTGTAGTCTTTGCCTATGAACTTGCAAGCGTAGCGAACCACATCAGGAAACATGCCAAGCTTAGTGAGGAAGAAACCGGCGAACTCTCCGGCGTTGTACATGGCCAGCTTCGTGCCGGGGTTAAAGTACTGCAAGTGGCCCTCGCGGCCCGCTCTAAGAGTGCAACGGCTGCAAAGGACCGCACTGTCATCACCCTTGAACATGGCCATCTCAAAGTTGTCATACTTAAACAAGGTAAAACATAAGCTCATGTCGCCGACAGAGTTCTCGCAGATTGTCCCAGGACCGCCGGTGAGTTGTCTGTAGTTGATTTCGGCGGTTGCTTTAACCGGGAGACGGCCAACCTTGCCACGAATAATCATGAACCACCGCTTGCGGCTCTCAACATACCAATGAACAAGGGCGCCAGGAGCACCCACGGCCACAAGCAGGGTCGCCATGAGATCAGTCATTTGTTTTTTCCAAGATGAGTCCCACTCAGAAAAATCGTTGCAAGCCCATGATTTCCCGGTCTCGTCACACTTCCCTAGCATGGCCAGATACTCGTCGTTTAAATCCTCATCGGAGCCTTCAACAGCCAGCAATATGTTACGCCCGTCTTCCCTGAGTATTGCGCGCAGCTTACTGAGCATGCAACGAAAGTAAGCTGAGAGGAGCAAGTTGACGTTCTTCGGCATAGCCGCAACGCCCTGTCCAACTTTGTCTTTAGTGTCAGAGCCAATGCCGGTATAGTGCTTGGTCTGGCGCTTGTTAAAGAACTCCATAGCCATGTTAAACTGGTCGTACTCCTTGTCTAGGTCATCGGCCACAGACGGGTTCTGGTCCATCTTCTCCTGCAGGGCCTCTATGTAGGCGGCATAATGGATGGAGAGCTCTTCTTGGGTGGCGGCTAGGCGGGACAGCACGTGGCCGAACCTGGTTGTTTTCCCGGTCACGGCCATTGAAAATCCAGCCTGCAGGTCGCTCAGCATGACTTTGCCTTCCTTCGCACTAACGGCAGGCATACGTTTGAGGTAGCGGCGCATAGCTGTCTGGAGCGTGGACTTGACGTTGTTAGAGACCTGCGTCTTACCAAGAGCGTTCTCAGATACGCGAGCGGCTCTGGCCTCCGACGGAGGCGGAGCGGCCATGGCAGTGGTCAAAGATATGCCCCCGTCGAGGTCCGTGTCGTAGTCGGGAGGCTGGATCAGCCCATGGTACGCAGCGGCATCATTCTCATAAACAACCTCCTCCTCCAATGTGCTCTGCGCCATGTCGACGGATACGTTACAAGACTCAGCCAGCTGGCGCGGGGTAGTAAAAGCCAACGTCGGCTCAGCGGGCGGTATTATGTCGGTAGCCAATACAAGCTCGGACACCAACTCATACTGTCTGATCATGGTGCCGTCGATCGTGAAGTATTTGCGCATAGCGTCCTCGGCGTTGCCCACAAAAACGAGTTGGGTACGCGCTCGAGTCATAACGGTATATATCTCCTCGCGCCGATTAGACAGGCCGGCCGCTATAGCTTTGGAGTCGACGAAGAAACATACGTCATCTGAGCGGCTGCCAGTGTATGTGGCGATGGTTTGCGCATTCGAGTAGCCATGGTCCTTGAGCCAGGCGACGCTAGAGACGTTCCACGCTAGTATTGGAAGGGCTTTGACATCCTCCAACTTAGCGCGCCGCAAACCGTGCTCAACATCAGACCTGGACCGCATGTCAAAGCCAAATTTGCGGTTTAATAGGCTAGCTATGTCACGTGGCACTTTGAATACATCGCGCAAGTTATTGGCAACACCAGCATCACGGATGTGGGTGAACTTTTCGGTGCGCGAAGTTTGGTAGACATCGCCAAGAATCACGATGGGCGTCAACGGGAAGGCCAAAGTTAACAGAGCCAAATACTCAACGGGGAAGGTTTGCGCCTCATCAACGACAATGCCCTCAACATCACGTTGCTCGAATATCTTGTGCTGTGTGTATGCACGGACCATAGCGGCGGCGTGGCGTTCGTTGAGGCACCTGGTAGGAGACACGAACACGTAGCCAGGATAGGCTTCGTAAGCGCGGGTGGTCTTAGCCGCACTCGCGTAGCCAGTTAAAGCTTTAAAGGTGACGCGCGTAGCGCCTCCAGGTATCTCAGGTTGCGGACATGTGTCGAAGGGCTTAACAAAGAAAGACTTGGCAAATCGAGCGATATCAGCTCCGGCTAGGATCATGGTGTGGTCAGTGATAGGGAGGCTATAGCGGTCCCACAGTTCGTCATACGTGCCAGACGCAACAAATCCATCGGTCGGCGGTGGGCCAGTGCCGAAGTAGAACCAGCGCTCAGACGCAACACCGGCCTCAACCCGCACGTGATCGTAAAGAGCTATCAACTTGAAAAGCTCACGCGGATTGCCGAAAGCCTTGAAGACACACGCGGTAACACGAGAGCGGTGGTTCATAACGATCTGCGCCATCTCGGTCGTGATGGCCTCGGAATTGACCTCCGTTGCTGCATCACAAATGAGATAGTCCACGGCTACGTCTTTGGTTCTAGCTAGCGCTTTAGCGAGTTGAGTGTAGTTGCTGTATGTCGTCTTGTTGATGTTGGCTGAGTCGTTACGCTTATCCCAAGGGACACCACCTTTCCCGGTGTAATTGTAGGCGTAGATATCGCAGTCGCCTCCGGTAGCGCTAACAAGACAGCGGGCGAGGGAACCTGGAGCCGCCGAGATGTCATAAATAACGAGCGGAGCGGCACACTCAAGGGCCTCAGCATGCTCAACGATAATGTCAGCTATCTCGGTATACTTGTCGCGAGCGCCGCCTGCCGGTAGGTGGCTGTAGTGGTTGCTAGCCCAATACAGGGTTATCGCGGTCCTGCCCTTTTGGTTGACGACCTGATCGGGACCACCCTCAACGTGCACTGTAACACACACGTCATGGTTAGACGCAAGCACTTCGAGGGCGATAGCGGAGACAAAAGTCGTCTCCCACAGGCCCTCAAATATATATCGCTCAGCGTCAGCCTTTGTAACCTCGGGATGACGCAATAAGGCCGAGAAAGTCGCTGCAATAAGCACACTCTGACGGGGGCGCGCATTGGCAGGTAAGGCGCTCCAAAAAGCACGCATAGCGCAGTGGCCAGCTTTGAACGTCCGCGGAATCTGATAGGCCTTGGTGCGAGCGTCTATGGCGGCCCCACTATTGAGTGTGGCCAGGACAGGCGCATCGAGCAGAACAATCCTATCGGACTCAACTGACTTCGCAATGCTGGACGTTTCGCCTGCCGAGAGTGGTGTGGCATTCGTGTCTGTTGAGGCTTCGGAGCTAGGCGCACTAAACGCTGTGGAGACAGTATCAGGCTCCTCCGCCATGGACGTCAGCGGCACTGGGGCCTCGGGCACATCACATAAAGGTGTGGCTGCCATTTCGGCGCGCGGTAGGGCGAGGACGGTATACTCAGATACGAAAACATAGTCCTCAAGCTCGACTGGCGCGTAAGACCATAGCTCGTGTGTCTCAAGGTCAAACTTCTCAAAAGCGGCGGCATTTGTGAACAGTCGAAGGAAGTGCGTGCGGAGTTCGTACATAAAACCACCGCCATCATAACTGCGCATGTGCCTGAACGCAGCCGATATCGCCTGCGTGCGGTCTTTGCGCATAGCGGCGCCCATAACGAATAACATCATGACGACATCGTGGAGAACCTTAGGGTGCGCTTTCCAAGGTACATGGTAGACCTTGGAACCGATTCGAATGCGGCAGATCCAACCGGCAATCATCGTTGCGAGCTCGTTATAACGGTAAGCCTCGTCCTGCACGCGTCCGGCGTACATCAAGGCGTTGTCGACGACGTGCTTCGGCACGATATGATGGCTGAGCTCCTTCTGTCGAGCTGTGAAGCGACTACTGAGGGCAGCAGCAAACGACGGGATCTTATAATACTCACGGGTGACGTAACCTAGCGGCACGGTGCGCGGCATGTGCCCAGGGAAATCGGCGGTGCGCACAATAGATATTATGTGCAGTGGCCCGACAGCGTCGACATCCTCACGGACAAGCTGGAAACTGCCGCAACGAATGCGCGCGAATTTGGCCCAGAATTGCCATGTCTTTTCATCGTGATAATAGGCACGAGAGAAGTCGTGCAAGGAAAAGATACGGCTGTGGCCCGACGCGTAGGTGTGGAAGATATCCGCATCGATGGCGTGCAGATCTGTGTCATAAAGGCATGATGGTATAAACATATACACCACAAGCTTTTGCAGGCCATGGCGCTCGAAGATGTCGACGAGTGTTTCGGGGCCAATGTCGTAAGTGCTGTGCATGGCAACGGCGACCGGAGCTTGGAAGTTGCAATGCTGAGCGCCGGAGTGACACTCCTGTACGCGGGACTTGTCACGCGCGTACGCGGCAAGCCCACCGCCGCGGCCAGCCATCGAGGCAGCAACGCGGGCGGCATCAACAGTATTGTCGATGAGCATACAGTTGTGGTCAGCTTCGACCTTGGGACGCACAGAGTCGCCAATGGATAGAGTGGCGTTACCAAGGTCCTTCTGCGAGCGCAGGAGAAGTTTAGCGTGATGGTCGCTAAACTCATTGAGCACGGCTGCCACCGGGTGGGTGCTGTCCAGCAGTCGTGCAGACGGATCATCATCTTGGTGAGCGATCCGCGGTACAAACAAGCGGGCCAAATAATCAGCCTGCTCGCTCGTCACCTTGTAGTGGTACCGGAACGCATGATCTAAATTGTTGCGGTAAATTCTTGTTATGTAACCAGCTCGGAGTTGCGACAGCTCGCTTGCCTCCTCGCCAGATAAGTTTTCGATTGTAAATGAATTAAACATTTTGTATCAAAAATGGGTGCACTGAATCGGT